TCAATTCACCGGCCAGGAGTGCGCCAGGTTGACGACCGTTCCCGTGGTGGTATAGGCCGACATGGTAGGGGGGTCCAAGACCAGCACGGTGGCCGCGGTGCCGGTATTGGCAGCCATCGCCGCCAGTTGCATGGGATAGGACGGGGCGAATCCGGCCGGTATCACGAACGCCTGGCCGGCACCCTGGGTCAGCTGGCCGACGACATAGACGATCCCATTTTTACGCCTGATTCGTGGAGTAAGGCCGTTCGATACGGTTGCTCCAGAGGCCAGCGTGATGGGCACCCAGAGCGTATCGTTCAGCTGCCCATTGATGCTGGTTAGGTTGGCCAGGATCGAGCCAACCACAGTGCTGACCGATGAGGCTAACCGGTTGAGGAAGCCGGAAAAGGTGGCCGGCACGGCTTCCGCTTCCGTGTATTGATAAATCCCGTTTGCATCGGTGGGCATGGCTTTACTCCAGGTCTCTAGTGATTACTTGCATGGTATTTTCAGGGGTGGACCAGGTAACGGCCCGGATGATACCGGCCAGGACAGGCTGGCCCGGCAGGGTGATGCTGGCGGCCATGCCAGGGCGGGCCGCATAATCGTTCACAGCGTCCACTGGAACCTCACGCCCCCGCTTCTGTAGCCGGGTCCAAATGTTCTTGGCCGCTGCCTCCACCTCGGCGTACGAGCTGAACTGATTGAACGGGGCGGCGGCATCCACGGTCAAGGTCATCACCTTGGAATAGGGGCGGCCATCCGTGGGATACGGGGACACATACCCGGTAGCCGACTCGTTATAGACAACGACCACCGCGTCAGCCCATAGGTCTTGGTCCCGGTCGATGTTGTCCTGAGCGTCAATGACTGACAAGGCACCGCTCAGGGCGATGGTGCCGGCCACCGGGGCGTCAGCGACGGTCAACTGGAATACCCCGTCCAGGTCACACCAGAGCCGGAGATTGGCCTGTTGTAAGTACGGGGTGAAGAAATCCAGGAACGTCTGGCCGGGCTTCATCGTGGGGTAGAGCGGGACATCAGCGTCAGTCGGGCCGGGGGCCAGGGTGAAGCTCCGGCCGGTTGCCAGGGTTAGCTCGGCAAACACTTCAGCTATCAGGGTTCGTAGCGTGTAGGACGAATACAGCCGGTCCGCTCCGTTCATGGAGCGTAGGTCCTCTAACAGGGCGTCATGGGTCTCCAGGTGCAGGACTGTTAGCCCGTCCTGAGTGATAGTTCTTTTCCGAACGTGCAAGACAGCCGAGATGCCCGCCGTGTCTCGGTACGGCGCGGCCGTATAAGTACCGGAGCCGTAGGCCGTAGACAGCGCTGATACCAGCTTGCCAGCCCAGGCCGTAGACAGCGCTGATACCAGCTTGCCAGCCCAGGCCGTAGACAGCTGGCTGACGGGCTTGACCGGGCCGTACTCCTGGGAATAGGTCAGGGTGACATCGGGGGTCAGCCGTGGGTCCAGTAGGGCGGTATTAGGCGGCGTCACGATGGTCAAGTCACACTGGCCGTATCGGCTCCAGGAGTCGTCAACTGTCAGGCTGGACTCTTTGATATTCAGCGCCACGCCAGCCACGGTGGCCGTCACGCTGCCGGAGGTAATCACGCGGCGACTTCCTGGAAAGGGACAGCGACGGTCCAGCAACTGCTGCCGCCCGGGTCAAGCTGAATGGTCGTCTCGTCAATGGGGACGTATTGGAACCCACCGGCGGGGAGGTCGGTGTCTGCGAAGGTGAAGACGGCTGCGGTCTTGTGTGCCAGGTCGCAGGCGCGGGCGTCAGCATGTGTCAGGAAGAGCAGGTTTAAGGCTCCAGTCATCAGTCCGCTAGACCTAAGCGTTACGGCGGGGTTGCTGCTGTCTAGTAAGGTGTGAACGATGTTCCGATTGGCGCGGTGAGCCTCGAACCCGAGGACTAGATAGGGGCGTATCGCGCCGCCAGGATAGGTGATAGTGGTTCCGGGTGCCCACTCGGGGACGAAGGTGGGCGCGTACATCATCATGATGGTTGAGTCCGTCGGGTCGGCCGTACCGTCCATAAGGGCGATGTTCGGGTCGGTGCCGTCAACGGCGGTGTCAATGTAGAGGATGTCGTCCGACACGTACGGCATGCTGGACGGGTCCGAGCCGGGCGTGGTGTAACCCATCAGTTCACCAGCTTTCCGTTGCGGTCAACAATGTTTGCGGTGATTCGGATGCTGCGGGAACGGTTCATAAACTGACTAATCTGACTTTCGGCGTCCGAGAGGGCGGCTTTAACGTTGATGGTGGCTGTCCTATCCTTGGCGGCTGCCCGGTCAATGTCGGCGCTCGCCTTCTCGGGGGTAGCTTTGGCGTCCACCTTGGCGGTGCGCGACTTGTTGGTTGCCCCGTTCAGGTCGTCCTCAACCGGTTTCACGTCGGCGGTTGCATTGACCGTGTAGTCGGTGACAAGGGTGCCGTCCAGGGCTGCGTTGCCAGCGTTCGCCGCGTCCGTGAAGGTCGTGTTGAACTGCCCGACAAGGCCGCTGCTGAGGATCGATCCGAGCATGGGCGCGAAGTCGATGCCCTGGTCCACAAGGTACTGATACGCCTCGGGGGACAGTTGCGCTTGTGCGATTGCAAGGTTGGCCGCGTAGTCGTTGGCTGCGGCCAGACGTTCGGCAACACCGGCGAGGAAAGCGGCCGGATCAATGGCCCCGGTCTCCTTGTCTTGGTAGTCGGTCCAGCTTCCTGCGGCGTCGTCAATGGAACCTTGGATGTTGTCGACGAGGGCAGCCTTAGCCTCCATTTCGGGGGCGCCCGACTGGGCATAGAGCAGCTCGGAGGCGGCAGCAGCATCAGCAATGCCGATTGCCTGCCCCAAGTAGTCCATGTATTTCTGCTGCGCCTCTGACGCCCGAAGCTTGGCTGCATACCCTGCGTCGGTGGCGTTGGTCGAGTTGGCGGCAGCGTCGGTCTCCTCGCCCATCTGCTTGAGGCGCCTATCGCCCTCCCGCCACAAGTCCTTAAGGCCGTCAGCGTTGCCCGCGTACGCCTGTGCCAAGTCCTTAAAGCTGGACCCCGACTCTTTCGCAGTCTTGGCGAGCTTGGTCAGGTTGATGCCGTCGCCTTCGGTGGCAAGGTCCTGGAGTCTACCAATCAGGTAGTCCATTGAGGCCACGCCCAGGTCACCGGTTTCGATGTACTCTTTCGCGAGGTCTTGCGTGCGGGTCTTGACTTCCTCGGTTGCGGTCGACGCGTCGCCTAGAGACTTCATGATCAGGCCGATCCCAGCCGCTGCGGCCAAGCCTGCCACCGCGCCGGCGGGACCGAATCCTGCAAAGGCGTTTGCGGCAACCTCTTGGAAAGCCCCAACGATGGAGTCAGCCGAGCCGTCGAAGCTTGCGGCGGACTCCCTCGCGGTTGAGTTGGCCTCCTGTTTAAAGTCGGTGAGCCCCTCCTGAGCTTTGCCTGAGCCCTCCCTATAGCTGTCACCGAGGGCCTTACCGCCATCCTTGGATTCGCGCCTTGCCGTGTCGGACAGCGCCTTGAAAGTCTTTTCAACCCTCTCAACCGCCTGCTCGGCGTCCTTAGCGCCATCCTCGACACCGTCACCGAGGGCTTTACCGGCCTTGTCGGCTGAGTTGGTGGTGTCGCGTGTGAGGTCATCGAGGGAGTCAGCGACTTCGGACAGTGACTTGTCAACGTCTTTGACGCCCGCCTGAAAATCGCGCGTGTTGGCGGCAATGTCAATGTTTATGCCCTTGGCCATTACTTACCTTCTAATGCTTCGTGGAACGTGCGAACAGTGGTTTGCACCCACAGGGACGCGATGCGGGGGATGAGCGAAGTAACGGCCGGGTAGAAGACGTACCCCTTGCGGTTCAGCGGGCGGAGCTGCTGGCGCGTGTGGCGGGTGACCTTGTGTGTTCCGCCCTTGCGTGAGCGGCGGTCATAGGTACGGACAAGGTCGCGCTTCGTGCCGAACTCGATGGCGGCGGCGTTCTCCGAAGGCTTCAGACCGCCCGACAGAGCCCGAGTGGATGCACCAGAACTGAGCTTGATGTTCTGGTTGGACACGGCGACGGTGCCCGTTTGGACCAGCACGCGGTGTTCTAGCCGGGTCTCCGCACTTTCGGCCATGGCCTTCCTGTATTCGGGGGCGGCCATCGCCTTTGTGTGCTTCCTAATTTGCGCCTGAATCTCTTTCGGTGCCCGCCGGATTGACAGGATGGTGGCCTGTAGTTCCCGGCTGTTGTACACGTCAAGGCGAATCAATGGGCGCTCCTAGCAAAGGGTGTCCCCGCCGGGCTTGTACATGGAACCCGGCGGGGTGGTCTTGTGGCTGTTACGCGTACGTGTACGCGGCGGAGGTCGCGGACACGCCAACGGCGTTAGTCACGGTGACCGGCTTGGAGCCAGCGGCTGCGGCCGGTGCGACCACGTAGAGGATGCCGTCGGTCTCGACAGTGAAGCTTGTGGCGGTGATCGTGCCGAACTTGACCACGGTTGCACCGGTGAAGCGTGAGCCGGTCACCTTGACGAGCGTCCCGCCGGCGATACCACCGGTAGCGGGTGCGGCAAGGGTGACGGTCGGGACGGTGGCAACGGCGGCGACGAGTGCGGGCTTGCCCTTGGAACCGAGCGATACCGAGGTTTCACCGAAGCTGTCCACGGCCCCGCCGATTGCGCCGGGCGTGACGATCAGGATTGCGGTGAACGACGGGCCGGAACCGGAGCGCGGCTTGAAGGTCGCGGCAACCTCGGCGCCCTCATTGTCGAAGAGGAAACGCGACAGGCTGTTGACGGTCTCCCAGTCCTGCACGTAGGTGAGGTCTGCTGCCCATGTTGCGGCGGTGGCCGCGCTGTACACGGCGGCCGGGGTAAGGCCCTTCCATGTGATGGTGGAGGCGCTCGGCGTGAACGTCACGTTCGACACGGCGGCCTCATAGGAGTCGGTGCCGAAGGAGATAACAACATCCTTGAGTACGAGCGGGTTGACAGCGATCTGAGCCATTATTCGGCCTTCCGGGTGATGACCTCAACGGTTACGTCGTAGGCCATATTGGTGTCTGAAAACTGCACTTTTTCGGCACGGCTCCAAGTGAGCCACTGGATGCCGTCAAGTTTGAAGAGGAGGTCATCGACGGAAGCGTCCAAGGCGATTTCCGCCTTCTGAGCGTCTAGCGCCGGGTCAATGAGCGTGAGGACGTACGAGACGATATGCGCGCCCTGTGGGGCCGCTGGTGCCTTCTCAATGGCGGACTGCTTGAGCATCAGCGTCACCTTGTCGAGCGTGTCAAGTCCGTCCTGGTAAGCAACGATCTTCCACGTCTTGGGTACGAGCTTCCGGAGTTCCGCCTCCAGTTGCTGGCGGGCGGTCATGCGACCACCGGAACCGGGTTCTTCGGGCGGATGATGTTCTTCACGGTCCAGTCCATCGGGAAGACATGGACGGTAAACCCGTCCGCGCCCATCTGATTTGACGTGTCAGACTTGGCCGCGTTCCACACGTTGCGCGCTTGCATAAGCTGAGCCTGCTTGTAGCGGAGCGGCACGGCACCGGCGACGGTTACCGGGGCGAACTGCTGGACCTGCACGCGGGCCGTGTCCAAGAGGACGTACAGCCCGGCGTCGGAATCGGGCGCGTCACGCCAGTCACGGCGGGCCGTGTCGAGGGAGTGCCAACCGCTGCGTGACTGAACGACGAACTCGACCGGCTCGACCGTCACCGAACCTGTGGCGGTGGTCAGCTTCAACTCAAGCGAGCTGATGCCTTCCACCGCGAACAGGCTGACGAGGGGCCAAACAATAACGATGGTGTCAGCAACCACGGAGGCCGTGAGACTGACAGCGCCAACCTGAGCGGTTACGCCGGTGACGGGCGCAAGGTCTACGGCGTTGCCGTCCTGGTCCGTCAGGCTCAGCGTGGTGGCCGTTAGCGGCACGTCACCGACCCAGAAGGGGCCGATCTGTTCATCTACGGTGTAGGCCATGACCGGCCCCCTTTCTTAAGGTTGGTTAGATGACGACAGCGGGAGTGACGAGGGCGAGCGCGGCGGCCTTGTGGACCGGGACGGCGACGTAACCGAACAGGGCCGGGTCGATGCCACCCTTGACAAGGTCGAGACCTTCAACACGGATGGGCGAGCCGCCGAGTTCGTGAACGGCAGCCGCGTTACGGTCACCGACGAGCACCTTGCCAGCGGTCAGGCCCGAGTGCGGAACAACCTTGAACGAGGCAATGGAACCCTCTTCAAGCCCGAGGCTGGCGTTAAGGAAGGCCAGCTTGTCCTGGTCCTGCGTGAACAGGAGCGAGCGCCACACGTCGGGGGCGACGAGCGCGAAGGACGGGGTGCCGTCAGCGTTGAGCACACTGAGCGCACCGTCAACGATGCTCACCATGCCCTTATCCGCACCGGACGGCACAGCGCCGGCGGTGACTGCGGTGCTGGCGGTAACGAGGGAGTCGAAGGCGTACTTGTCGGAGACCTTGGCGTAAGACTCGGTCATGGCGGCAAAGTAGGACGCCCAGAACTCGGCAACGCCGAAGTCGCGGAACTCGCGGGCGATGTCGTGCGCGCCAGCGATGCGCTGCACAGCAACCGAGTAAGCCTCGGTAGCCGGGGTGTTCGACGACACGAGGGCCTTGTTACCGGCCCAGAGTGCAACCTCGGGTTCGGTGGTCCAGCGCCAGCCCTTGACCTCGGGGGAGGTGAGCACGCCACCGGAGAGCAGCGGAATAACCTTGCGCTGGTAAGCCCGGCCGGACCACAGCTCGCCAAGGAACTGCGGCTGAACAATGTTGGTGCCGACCGTTCCAGCGCCCGTCATCTTCACGTCAGACAGCGCGGCGAACAGGGATTCGGCCCCGTCAATTTCGCGCTCGATGGTGGCAAGAAGGGTCTTGTCGCCGGTCTTGATGCTGTTGGCAAGGATCGAAAACAGGTTCGGCAGGCTGGTCGCGACGGGCTCGGCCTTCGTCGCGGTCAGGGTTGCGGGGGCAGTAGCTTCGGGCACGTTTGCGCCTTTCTGAGGGTTTGCGTCTTCGGGCTTGAAGATCGACTTGGTACCCTCAGCCGTCACTGTGACGGTCTCGGGGAGTGCGGTAGCTTCAACGGCAATGTCGCCGCTGTCGTCAGGAGTGAGTGCGTCGGGGGCGGGCACCGCATCGACGGGCACGGCCGGGTCGATGGTGTCGGGTGCTGCGGCCAGGAGTGTTGCGGAGGGGAACGCGGGTGCGGCGACAAGCGCGGCAGCAAACAGGCGGCCAGCGATGCCCTTGCCGTCTTTGATCTTCACGCCCGACACTTCAGCGGACAGGTGCTTACGCTTGCCGCTGGCAATGTCCTCAAGCGCTGCGTCGCCCTCTGCGGTCTTGGCGATGGAGAACGAGGCGACGATGCCCGCCGGGGTTTCTACGGCTGTCACACCCCGGCCAATGGCGTTCTCGCGGGCATGCTCAACGTTGAAGGACAGGGTGCCCGCAACATCCGTGGGGATCTGCACGGCACCCGCCTCGAAGGTGAACTTGCCGAGGTTGGAGCGGCACTCCTCGCCGTACGGCAGGAGCAGACCGGTTACGATCCGGTCCTCTTTGTTGGCCGTGAGCGTACCGGCGTCAATGGTAATGGTCGTCATAGTTAGTCTTCCTGCGTCGCGCCGATAGGCGAGTTGACCGGGGTGAGAAGGTCGGAAAAATCGAAGCGCACGCGCTCACCCTTGGGGACCACGTCGTCCTGTGACAGGCGGCCCTCAATGGCACCGGCCCAGTACGGCACGGCGTAGTCGAGTAGTTCGTTCCGCTTGCCCTCCTGCGTGCTGTAGGTCAGGGATGCGGTCGAGAGGGAACCGTCAAGGAGCGCGGCGGGCAGGGCGAAGAAGTTGGCCACGTCGAGCTTGGTGAAGTTGCGGCCCTCAACGAACAGGTCGGCGCTGGATGAGCCGAGCGCGTTGGCCTGGATGGAGTACGGGGTGAACGCGATAGCACCGTTAGGGTCCTTGCGTGCCTGCGCCCATGCGGCGACAACGTCCTTAGCTTCGTCAGCGGTGACGCCAGACTCGACCGTTTCGTGCAACTCAATCGCCGGAATGGGCGACTGTGCGCGGGCAATCCACGCGGTCTCTAGTGCGGCAGCGCCACGGAGCGAACGGGACGCCATGGTGAGCAGCCCCTCAGACGGGCCGGGAATGTAGATGACGGATTCGGAATCAACGGCTTTGTCATTGACAAGGATTCGCCCGGACGCGTCCGTCTTCCACAGCTCAATAGGGCAGCGTTCGGCGGCTGTGATGTTGCCGTCCGCGTCACGCTCCACACCCCACAGGGAGGCGCCGTGAAAGAAGATGTCATCGAGGGTCCACGCCATACGGTGGAACGGAGAGATGGACCCGTCAGTACGGCTGAGCCATTCGGGTTGCGTGGCAACCTCGACCTCTGCGTCGAATGAGCGCAGAGGCCGAGTTGCGATCAGGGCCACGAAGATCGACCGGGCTTTAACCACGGCCGGGATCGTCATAGCTTCTGCGCGGGTTATGAATTGCGCCGTAGTTCCGAACACGTCGGACCAAACAATTTTGCCAAGTTCGCCATCGGACCACGGCGAGACAATGCCGGTGTTCGCGTAAGACGCGGACAGGTCGGGCAGTGTCAGGCCGTTCGGCTTCGTGAGCCAATCAAAGAATCCCATTGTACCAACAATTGTACCACGGTATTCAGGTACTACTCAGGAAACATCCAGTCAGCTCCCAGACGCGGTGATGAGCATGACCTTCGATCTGACCGGCGTTCCGTCGTACACGCGTAGTGCCATGGACGCCGCCTCGATGGAAGTGATGTCGTCGTCCGGTTCGCCACGCCCGAAGCCCCAAGCGGTCGGGCCGATCTTGCGTTTCTTCACAATGGCAGCGGCCTCGCTCAGGTCGTCCTGCCCGTAATGCCCGACGTTGCCCGTATCAATCTCCTTCACCAGCAGCCCGGCGGCCGTGGTCACCTGCCGGGTGGTCTGTGGTTCCAACCTTGGGCGCGGCTTGGCACGCTGCAACGCCTCCACCTCGACAAGGATGACGCCGAAGTTGTCGTACACCAGAGGCACCTTATACTTGCGGGCCAGCTCCAAGGCGCGCGGGGCGAGCCATCGGACACCGTCGCGGTGGTCCAGTAGGAGGATGCGGCCCGCCCCGTTCTCCCGCCATGCGGCAACGATGGACGCTGACGCCTGGTTGGGTGCGGCGCTGATGCCAATGGCGAAGTGGCCGGGAGGCTCGGGCATGTCGCCGTCTATCTCGGCGGCCTTCCACTTCTCGGGTCGGATAATGCCCAGTGTTGCGCCGACATCGTCAAACACGCTCAAATATTCGCGGATGAACTGCGCCCGTGGCAGCTTGCGGTAGTTGCGTTCGATGGCCTCAATGGTGGTGAGCGTGTCAATGCCGGGATGCGCAGCCCGAACGACAGGCTCGGTCAGCTCCCACGTCTCAACGTCGTCAGCGGTCAGGTAATCGGGCGCCGAGTATTCCACTATCCCGGTGCCTGGTACGCCGTCCCTGCCGTCTTTGAGCGTGTCCCAGAGCAGGTTGCCGGTGCGGAACTTGGCGGCCGTGCCACAGATCAGCACCTGTGATGCGGGCCGCGTGTCGAGGGTGGGCAGTAGACCGGCGAGCAAGTCCTCGCCCATGCCAACATCAGCCTCGCCCGCTTCGTCCAAAAGGACGCAATCGAAGGCTTCGCTTCGGAACGACTCGGACTGTGGCGGCACCACGACGAAGCGTGAACCGTTCTTCCACTCGATGCGTTCCGACCCTGCCGACCGGTGCACCTTGAACGGGCGGGTGTCTTCGTCCGGGTAGGCGCGTTCCAGCGCGGGCACAATGTCCGAATGGAACCTCTTGCGCGCCATCAGGCCGGTGGTGCAGAGGGTGAACGCGGCAAGGTAGCCGGGTCGGACGAAGCAACGCCCGAGGACGATGGCTAACGCCGTGGTCGTCTTGGAGCTACGACGGGGAACAAGGGTTCCCATGAACGGGTTGAGCGGATACCCGAGGTCGTTGAGCGCGTTGGCGGCGTCGGCCATGACGAGCTGTTGCGGCTTCAACTTCGAGCCGCTGCCGTCGGTGCCGATCAGGCCGAGGGAGTGCGCGCCCGCCAAGAACTCGACCCGGCCCGGCTCCGCACCGGTGAACGCCGAGACGTAGCGGGGCGGAATGTGCGAATCCCGGAGAATTTCCCAGTTCTCGGGAAGAAAGAGATTGCTGTTAGAGCCTATGGCGGGGGTGGTGGTCACTTTCTCAAAAACTTTCTGTTCGGTCACCATCTCGGCACTTGCGTCTTACGTTTGCGTTTCGCGTTGACAATCGCGGCGCCCATCGAACCGCCGGCACTCCGGTTGCACTTGACATGGCTTGGTCCCACGTTCCACTGCTCGTCGATACCGGGGATGATGTGCCCGATGTCCCACCGTTGGCCGACCATGACGGGCTGACCGCAGCCATCCACGCATGGGGCGGGCAGGGTGGCGGTGAGTAGTGGCCGCATGCGCCGTGCGAAGGCCGCATACTCCTTAGTCCGGTGATGCCCGCTCATGCTGCCGCCTTGCGCGCCTGCTGGTCGTGGCGCGCACACATGCTGAGTGTGATGGCGGGCTGGTCGCAGCCGTCAACGGTGCAGTACCCGAGGCGGGTCTCGATGTGCTCGGTCGTGATGTGCCGTTGCGCTGCCCGCCTAGTGTCCTGCCGGGTGGAGTACAGCTCGGCGAACGTGCGGCAGGTCGGCAACGTGCAACGCACCACACCTGACAGGCCCGACCAGTCCCACACGACAGGACCCATCAGGTAGACCCCGTCGTCCGGGGCCTCGTTGGCAGCCTGGTCGCGGCGCTTGATGTAAGCGGCGTGCTTCCGCTCTGCCGTGCGTGCGAGTGCGGCAGTGGCAGCGTCGGCGCACGACTGACAGACCCGAGTAGACGGGCCGGTCCGTTCGCCTCGTGGCTGACCGCAGGTCGCGCACGGCTTGGCCCTGCTGGCCGCCTGCCTCACTTCGTTCTGTCGGGCGTTAGCAACGAGCCGTTCGGCAGGGCCGAGGGGTGGGTACACGCGGCGGGCTTTCGTCGTGCTGACCTCGGCGTCCATGAGTCCTAACGGCTAGTGATTGGTCAGGTTTTGTAGCAACCTTTGTACCAGTCTAACAGCTCCCAGACAACTCCCAGCGGGCACACAGGTACAAGGCCCGAGGCATGCGAAAGGCCGCCCCCTCCACGAAGGAGAGGACGGCCTGGTGTTGCAGTGTGCGGTGTGCTTACCGGTAGACCATGAACGCCCCGGCAATGAACAGCGTTACGAACGCGTACAAGCCCGAGATGGTGGCGGCGTCGATGCGCAGGAGCGCGGTGGTGAGTCTTGCTGCGTTCAGGTTCATCTGTTGGTGAACTCCACTTTGTTCATGGAGGCTCGCAGACGCATAAGTTCTACCTCGTCCTTGATGTTGCGTTCAAGAAACGCGGTCCGATCCTGGTAATCGAGGCCGTCCATGTCCCCTCCGTCCATGCATGCGCCACAGGCTGTGTCATCGCTGTTAGTGCCCACGTGGCGACCGTCCTTATGGGCAACGAGTGCGCGTTCCACCTGTGTGATGAAATCACTGTGAAGACGGTTCTTGAGTGCTGTTTTCGAGATTGCCATTTTGGCTCCTTCTGTGTGACGTTGCTGGAGTGGATGATTTAAGTATTCGATGGAGGTCAGTTAGTGCGAAAGTCCCTCTACGAGTCCCTCTACTGCCTTGACCTCCTGACCTGACCCCTTGCATCCCAGTCATAGCCCGGAAGTCGAGGTCAGTTTGGGGCCGAGGTCACCTGACCTACCTGACCTGCTGACCTAGTAGGCCCTGACGTACTCCGTCGCTGACCCTGACAGAGCCTCGGAGGAGGTTACGAAACGGGACTTCTGGAGGTGCTGCCGAATGGTGTTTTTGGACTGGCCGAGCCGGTCCACGAGCTGGGGCACGGTGACAACTTCCCCGACGGTCAGGTTCGCGGTGACCCACTGGTCGGACGTGTTGAGCGCGTCGCCCGTGTGGTAGTCGAGCACGGCACCGCCGCCGCCGGACATGATGCGGATGCCGTGGATTGTTTCGCGCTCGTCGCCTTTCTGCTTCCCTGCGTGCTCGTCCTCAGTTGAAATGCCAATCCACTTCTCACTGGGCATCCCGGCGACCGCGTGTCGGGTGTCATACCACATGGTGATGACGGTTTCAACGTTGGACGGGATCGTGCTGCCACCGCGTGAGCTGGGCTTGGTGGTGTTCTCGGTCTCGGCGTTCGGGTGGTGAAGGATCAGCTTGGTTGCGTCCGGGGCGATGGAGCCGATGCGCTGTACAGCATCGCGATTTTCGGCCGGGGCGACTTCGTCCTTCACGCCGGAGAGGCTGGAGTAGGTGTCAACGATGACGAGTGACGGGTCGAACTTTGCGGCTACGGCTTTCATGTCGTTGATGCTGGTGTCGTTGGACATGTTGCCACCCTTGTAAACGAGCAGGCGGTCACGGAGCACTTCGGGGTCCACATGGTTGACGTTGCACCATGCGTTTAGCCGCTTGATAAAGTCGCGTGTTCCTTCGCCCAGAACCAGCATGACGCGGCCCGGCTTGGCGGGACGCCCGAGGAAGTCCATGCCCATTGCGACGCTGAAACCCATGGTGAACGCAAACATGGATTTACCGATGTTGCGCTTTGAGATGAGCAGCACGGTTTCACCCGCAGGAACAAGGCCGGGGATGAGCCACGGGGTTGCGGCAAGGTCGTTGAGTTCTTCCCACGAGATGACCCCGCCGAGGCCGTCGTAAGCTTCGGAGTTGAAACGGCGCTGCCCTTCGGCGCGCTGCTTCAACTGGTTGTAATGGGCGTCAGCGCCCCGCTCGAACTCGGTGTCGGCGGTGATCTGCTTGAGGATGTCCTGGTCTGCTTGCGTCTCGGTCGGGATCGGGCCGCCGTGCCATGGCGCGAGGGGCGCCACAATCTCGATGAACTCGCCCAACTTCCGTGCCCTCATGGCGGCTGTCTCCTCGGCTATGGCGCGCGGACCCGCGTTCTCTGGACCCTTTAGCGCGGTGAAAGTTGCCTTGGGGTGTTCGGCGTGAATGCGCGCGATAGCGGCCGGGTCGGCGCTGGTGAAGAAGATGTCGAACTCTTCGTCCCAAAGGTCCGTGTCGAGTGTCAGGTGCACTGCGGTGTACAGCTCGCCGCCGATGGTTCGCCAGAACTTCATATGCTCAATAGCGGACTGGAACGACTTCTCGGCCTCGGCAAGTGCGGCATGGTGCTGTTCCAGCTTGTGCTCATAGTTCTTGCAGTCGCCGCAGGTCGCCCAGCCGCATGCGTCGTGCATCCTGACTGGTGGTTCGGGCTCGGTCTCGGGTCGGTAGTTGTCAATGAGCGGGCCGAATGATGTGCGCCAAGTCTCGGCAGCGGCTTCCTGCTCGGGTGTGGTGGTCCAGATTTCCATGTTCTACTCTCTCGTGTGTGGCCCGCCGTCCTCGCGGGTATACTGTGCTTCCAGTCTACAGGTAATCCACAGGGTTCTTTCAGGTGAGCATCAGCTAGCGCCCAGCCTCGATCCGGGTGAACTCGATTCGCTTACGGCCCGCCCGGATAACCTCGGGTTCGATCGACGGGTGCCGAAACGGGGCTACCTTCTCGGCGGTGGCGGCAGGGTTCACCGTGATTGCGAGGGTCGTTCGGATGAGGGCGCGGCGGTCCTCAATGCCCAGCCCTGCCCACTGGTCCAGGAACAGTCGTCCCGAACCGAATTGGAGCGCCCATTCGTCACTGGTCGGCGCCCTTCCTTCGTCGTCAATCGCGGAGAAGATGGCGACCATGCCCGCGACGTTCTCAATGACGGCCGCTTGGGCGGTCGAGCGCATCGCGGCGGTGAGCTTGGCGTCGATAGCCTCGACCTGTTGTTCGATGGTCGCAAGGGTTTTGCGGAGGGTGGCAAGGTTAGCGCCGGGCATGAGGGCAATCTCTTGCGCCACGGTGCGCTGACGGTCCAGCTCGGCACGCCCGGCACGCAAAGGCCCGAGGGTGGCTGCCTTCTCGGTGCTCAGGTTCCCGCCGTTCCGTGCGAGCGCCTGGAGGGCAAAGTAGACCTCTGCCGGTATGGCTGCTTCGAGAATGTCCCTCTGAATGGTCGGGTGGGTTTCACCGTGGCCTTGTACTGCCATCTTCCGCGAACACTTATAGATGGGCAGCACGCGTCCGCGACTGCGCGCCGACGCGGAGCGCATGGGCGAACCGCACACCCCGCAGGTGACAAGCCCGGTTGCAAAATGCTTGGTGACCTTCGGGCCGGGCGTGGTCTCGCGGGTCGGGTTCGCAAGTATCGCGGTCACCTGCTCCAGCTCGTCAGCGGTGACGATGGCGGGCAGACCCTCGGCCATTAGTTCGCCCTTGGACACGAGCAGCCCGGCGTTACGCGGACGGAGCACCATTTGACGGACCGTCTGGTACGACCACTTGTTGCCGCGCGTGGTGAGCACGCCCGAGTCGTTCAGCGCCTTCTGGACGGAGTACAGGGTTCCGCCGTTGAGCAGCACGTCGAACGCGGCGCGGACGTGGGCGGCCTCGGTCTCTTCTGCCTCGATGCGGTCGAGCTTGAACCCGAACGGTCGGACACCCCACAACGGTTTACCTTCGGCCAGCCGGTCAGCGAAGCGGGCGCGGAGCCGCTCAACCTTGATTGCGGACTCGTATTCTGCGATTGCCCCGGTGATGGTCGAGAGCATCCCGCCTGACGCTGTTGACGGGTCCACGGGTCCACCTGCGAGCGTGTGCCAGGTAACACCGTGACGGACGCAGTCGGACATGAGCCCGACCTTCTCGCCAGAGTTGCGGGCAAACCGGTCTTCAGCGACCGCAAGGATGATGTCGAACTTGTCGAGTTTGAGTGCATCCAGTAGGCGAAGGAACGCGGGCCGCGACTTGCCGGAGTAGGCGCTGATACCGTCGTCGGAGTACACCTCGACAACGGAATAGCCCTCTGTGGTGGCCAGTGCGCGGAGGCGGCGCTCTTGAATGTCGACCTTGTCAACCTTTTCGTCGCGCTCGCTGATCCGCGTGTAAACCGCTGCCCGTAGTGTCATGCTCTTATTGTAATGTCCGGGCTGCCCGGAATGTGCTCGATCCACGCCAACAGTGCGCGGGATGCGCTCGGCAAGCTGTCGACCCTGCCGCTGCTGGCGGGCCGCAACATCGACTCCTCGTTCGTTCTGCCGACCGTGGCGGGCTGCATCGACATCGTCGTGCACTGCGAGATCGACCGGCACGGGCGGCGCCGGGTGACGGAGATCCTCGCGCCGAGCGGGCAGCTGTCGGGGGCGATGATCGAGGCGAGCCCGATCTTCCTCGCGCAGCGGGGCCTGCTCGAGCCGACCGGGGGCTACCCGACGAAGCTCGCCAAGTTCCACGCGGCGGGGCTCGATCCGGCCATCGTGCTGCGGGCCGGGGCCGCATGA